TAGGGGCAAAGCCTCCAGTTGGTTGTGCCTGGGTGAACATTGTGCCAATTTGATTTCTCTGCTGAGAAATTAGAATGATAAGAGTCTTAGTATTGGAAGCAGATATAACCTTGATTGCTTTGGACAAATCTCTTGCATCCCCGCCAATCGCACCCAGTTTTTCGAACGGCTTAATCTCATCATCAGCATAGTATGTTGATGGAACAAGGGCAGTGATACTGTCAACCACAAGGATGTCAAGATCGTTACTAAGCAGGTCAACAGAGTCGTCTACTAAATCTTTAATAGACTTGGACGAACTGTGCAGTAGTTTACTGCTATCAACTCCAAGTCTTTCAGCCCACTCTGGGTCATAAGACTGTTCGGCATCAATCCATGCACACGTCTTTCCTTGCTTCTGAGCCTCTCCTATTAGTTGTAGGCATAGGCTAGATTTTCCAGCAGACTTGTTACCCCACAACAAAGTCTGCCTACCGTATCCAAGTCCTCCATTAAGACCAATACTTAATCCGATACTCGGAACTGCCTGTCTTTCCACAGATACTTCTGAGGCAGCTTTTAAACGCTTTCTTGTCTTGGGGTCTAGGCTAGCTAGAAAATCGTCAGACATTCATCATCTCCATTTTAGGTTTCAATTGTATCATCCTTTGACACCGTGCATTTTTTTACGAGTCTTATTGATCATCATTTTTGAATTGACGGCTTCATCAAGTGTTCTAGCCACAATATCATTTTCTAGGCATGCTTCATATAAATCACAAACCCTAATAATAATATCTGCAAACTCGTCCTCAACCTCAATACGGCCCTTGCTTTTTCTAATTGCTTCCATTACCTCTGTAACTTCTGAATGAATCATTGCTAATTTATACGCTACAAAAGGGAAGTCATCAGAGTCTCCGGCATCCCAGAAACCTTTATCAGTTGCAATTTCATGTGAGTCCTTACACAATAAGCTTAGGCTTTTCATCCTCACCCTTCTGAATACCAATTACAACATTTCCTTCTCCATCTGGATCAATTACAATCTCATAAGTTCCACCATCGCTGGCCATTGAACCCTGAAAACCTTCAACTGTGTCCTGGAATGGACCAAAATTCTTAAGTAGATACACGACAAATGCGTGCATATCAAATGCTTGACTCATTATACTCCTGCCACAAATAGTGTTTCATCATCTGTCCTAGCCAGCGTAAGCTTGCAGGTTGTCCCTGGCTTCATCTTTACCAACGCTGACGGATAGTTCTTATTAAATACTAACACTCTACGCATCTCTTTCTTGCCGTTAGCAATGATAGTATGTGCCATCATTTTACCAGTTTTTGTCTTGTAGTTGGTAAAATCAACAACATAATATTCATTTTCTGGGACAGAGAAATCTGGAGAAGAAATCATCTTTACAAAAGCATCGTCATTCATTCTCTCCACATCGTCAATTTCAACGTACCTATGAATTCTATTATCTCCAATTAAAAATAGATACATTGATCCAGTTTCAATCTGAGTATTTTCTGAGTGGAATACTCCAACTGAGCCAGAGTCATCAACCATCTCAACTCTAGACCACCCCTTACCACGCTTAATATTCTTAACCATACCTATGATTATGAATACCCCTCGCTCCTCAAAATCGTCACACTTAGAGACAAAGGGTAGGACGTTCTCTGGAACCGAGCCAGACTCAAAGTTAGGAACACCAAGGTACTCATACATATTGTGTCTTTCTTCTCCAGTTTTTGGATTATCGTTAAACGTGGCTCCTCCAATCTTATCTAGAGCAGAAATCATTCTAGAGTTAATTCCACTGTTCTTCGTGGTGGCAACCTCAATTAGGTGTGCGTAATCTCTAAATGGCCTGCTTCTAATTAGGGCTGTCGCCGTGTTGTCAGAAATAAACTTAACAGAAGATAGACCGAAAACAATAGAGTCCCCCTGAATAGAAAACTTAACATCAGAAATGTTAACGTGAGGAAGGATCACATCAATCTTAAGCCTCTTAGCTTCAATAAGGTATTCTGTAAGAACATCCTTGTCTCCCTCGTTTCTCATAGCGGCACACATAAACTCTGTTGGGTAATAGTGCTTAAGCCAGGCAGTCCAGTAGGTAAGCATGGAGTATGCAACTGCATGTGACTTGTTAAACGAATACCCAGCGTGAGCCTCAAAGTCCGTCCAAAGATCCTCTGCCTTCTTGCGACTAATATTCTTAGAGGCACCCTCTACGAACATAGAACGATACTGGTCGAACTCCTTAGCGTCCTTCTTCTTACCAATAATCTTACGGATCTTATCGGCTTGAGACCATGTCATTCCAGCCAGCTCAACACAAGCCCTCATAACTTGCTCCTGATAAATAATTACACCATAAGTGCTTTCAGTAATATCCCTAAGAATATCGTGGGCATAGTTAACCTGAGAACGGCCGTGCTTTCTTGAGATATAGATTTCTCCCACAGTATTCATTGCTCCTGGACGAACTAGAGCATTAGAAGCTGCTAGGTCGTTGAAGTTCTCAGTACCCATCTTGACCAATAGGTTGGTGTACGGAACCGCTTCAACTTGAAACAGTCCTCTGGTGAATCCGTTTGAAAGATTCTTAAAAATCTTTGGATCATCTAGAGGAAGAGCATTCAGATTAATATCTTTGTCGTGCCTTTCCTTCACGAACTGGAGCGTATCAGAGATTACGGACAGCGTCTTTAGTCCCAGGGCATCCATCTTGATCAACCCGATATCTGCAACCTCGTTCATATCGTATGCCACAACGGGAATGCGCTCATTAGCAATACCCTTGGGGTCCTTACGAGTTTCAATCGGTGCAAAGTTAGAGATGGGCTCAGACGCTACAACAATTCCAGCAGCATGAAGACCAGTACCTCTAATTCTTCCACGCAATCTCCTGGCCAAGTCTGTCACTTCGGGGTACTTGCGCCGGAATTCGTCCGTGCTCCTAGATGTTTCGTAGTCCTCGAAAGTATCAACAGTCTTCAAAGCTTTATTCACTTCGGCAAGCGGGACACCATAGACTCTAGCAGCATCTCGGATTACACCCTTATCCTTGAAGAAGTTAAACGTAGCGATAGATGCAACGTTCTTAAACTTTCTTACGAGATAGTCCTTTACCTCTTTACGGCGACGGTCTTCAAAGTCTACGTCAATATCAGGAAAGTCATTTCGTTCCTCGTTGATGAATCGACCAAATAGCAGGTCATACTCTAGAGGGTCAACCTGTGTAATACCGAGGGCATAGCAGACCAGAGAGCCTGCTGCAGAGCCTCTACCTGGCCCCACAAGAATTCCATTATTCTTAGCCCACCCAATCATGTCACCTACAATTAAAAAATAAGAAGCGAAGTCCTTAGACTGAATAACCGAAAGCTCATAATCTAGCCTTTCAAGGTACTTTACGTTACTGTCTAGTAGCATAGACCTTAGACCATCCATACAAAGCTTACGTAGTCTGGCATTCGGCTCAACCTTTGGACTTGGCAGAAGGGACAGGCCAGAGTTAAACTCATAGTCTTCTACCGAGTCTGAGATACCGACTGTGTTCTCATAGATATCTGTTCTAGTAATCCCCTGATTTTCCATAGATGTTTGAACATCAGCACGCCCCTGAACCCATACCTCAATATCTTCAAAAGAGATAGCTCGATCAGGCCATAGGTAGTTGAGGCGTTCATAGATATCCTTGATCTTTCTAGACTTCTCAAAGTCTGCGTCCTTATTAATCTTTGGGGACGTAGAAAGGATCAGCATCATTTCTTCAATTGCCTTGTCCTCTTGCTTTGCGTAATGACAGTCACTAGTAACCACTGGTTTGATTGAATAAAAGTCTGCAAGTTGCAGCAGGCTATGGTTTAATTCCAAGGGGTTATGTGGTTGAATCTCCATAAAGAAATTATCTTCAAAGGTATCCTTGAACCACTGCGTGGTGTTATGAGCATACTCCATATCCCCACGAGAAATTGCCTTAGAGATAAGTCCACTCATACAACCAGAAAGAATAATCAATCCATCACGATATTCTTCTAGAATCTCTTTATCAATACGTGGCTTATAGTAATAACCTTCAGTCCACGCCTTCTCCGAAAGCGTTTGAAGATTCTTTAATCCAGTTTGATTCTTAGCAATAACAATAAGGTGATTGTAAAGAGATGTGTCATCTTCACGAGCCTTGACGTCGCGCTTGTCAAACCTGTCGGTTGGTGAAATATATGCTTCAAGTCCAAGGATCGGCTTCATGCCGAGTTCCCTTGCTGAACGTTGTAGATCTCTATGGCCAGATAGTGTTCCGTGGTCTGTGATTGCTAGAGAGGTCTGCCCCATTTCCTTGGCAGCAGATAAAAGTTCGGATGGTGAATTAAGTCCGTCCATAAGACTATTATAAGAATGGACATGCAAATGCGTAAAATCAGTCAAAGCCTTCTCCTTGTGAGTTTTAGAAAGGTTGTCGGTTATAGGCTAATCGGACAACCGTTTGGGGAGGGCCGTAGCCCTCCCCTAGGTTTATTACCAGGTGTCAGCGAGGTCTTGAGTTGACTCAAAGACTTCTGAATCTCCGCCATTAAAGAATGCGGACTGCTCCGCGTACGGAACCTTTCTGACAGCGACCTGTTCTAGGTCGAACAACTCGTACGACTCAGGGTCAAAACTTTCGTCCTGGCCCTTCGGGAACAAGCTGTATGATGTATCCGTTCCACTACCAATTCGCTTAATGCTGAAGATGGTCTTGGTGATTCCACCAAAAGCCTCAGCGGCTTGAAGCAGGTTGGGAGTGATGGACTTTCCACTGAATCCCTGTGAAAGGATAGCTACTTGTGCGTCTTTACCACTGCCAATCAAAACATTGGCGTAAAGTCTAGTTCGGGCCTTCCAGCCTTCCTTATAATCTGCCTGATGACGCTCGCAACCGTAGCAACGACCTTCATCATCTAAAGAACAAACTGCCTTCGTACGATAGTCACCTGGCTTGGTGTGTTCTGAAGCAGCCAAAACAAGACCATTCTTTTCAGAATAGAACTTGGAGTCTGCGTCTACTTCCTGAAGGAAGCGAATTTCCTGAGTTTCATTTGGGGCCAGCTTGACCCACTCAGACTTGGGACGATCCGTCTGACTTGACGCGACCTTCTCCATTGTGTTATTTAGAGCCTTAAGCCCTTTTGCGATACCCATGTTTTTCTCCTTATGTTTTTAGGCTATTTAGTGCCTTGTTGAATACATTATACACTATTTTGGGTTCCAAAGCATGTATTCATAATTACTTACAGCATTACTTATGCATCTTTGGATTTGTGCTTCAGTCATATCTGTTACATCTTTAGCACCATCTGGATACACTATATTACCATAATCATAGCATGCCCACAAGACCTCTTTTGAAGTTAGTGCCTGAGAAATTTTAATTCCTAGTTCCCGCCCAGGATTATGTCCCTCACATGGCTCAGGCTTACACCTTCTACAGAAGGTTGCTATGTGCTTTTCTTTTACATCAAAGTCAGTAAAGATAATAACTCGGGAAAAGTATCTATTAATAATATCAATTTGTGATTTAGATAAGTTTCCTCCTAGCAGTGCTGCTCCGTGAGGATAACCAGCTTGGTGTAGTGACATAACGTCGAAAGAAGACTCGGTAAGAATAACCGTGCCACCCTGCTTCTTGGCCCTGTGAGAATTAAAAATAGTAGAGTTCTTTGCTAGTCCAGGACTATTTTGGAAAGACTTAGTATCAATTGATCTTCCTACGAAGCCCATTGGTAACCCCATTGGGCTGTGAACAGGAACTGTAATCATTCTTCTTTTTTCAGAATAACCTACTCCAAATGTTTCACAAGTTTCCGAAGAAAAGCCACGACCATTCATATAAGCAATCCCATCTGGCAACTGCATAAACTGGCTGTGAAGACGGTCAAGTAATTCCTGGTCAAACTCTTTATACTCTGGCTCTTCTAGTAATGCCTTTTCAATCTCATCAGAAAAATTATCATTATTCATTGCAGAACGCATAAGAACAAATCTCTGAGCCTCAAACTCGTTACGGGAGGTCATTCTTCTAATCAAACTAATTAGCGAACCAGACTCCCCACACTCAGGACTAAAACAAACAAAGGCCCCACGCTCCTTAGACACACTGAGTGCTGGAGAGTTTCTGTTAGAGTGAAATGGGCAAAGGCAAGTGAAGTCATTGTAGGTCTCTGAAACTATAGTTACTCCAATATCTTTCAGTACATCCTTAACTTGATGTGGATGATATCCAATAAGTTTCATTCCATGACCACCTCCTTCTGCCCAATAATACCATACAGTTTATGCGCCTTTGACTTTCCTACATAAACACCCTGGATTGTTAAAAGAAATTCGTACTTTCCTGCTTCATTCATTGTCACAGACCATGCGGGATCAACGTCCAATAAAGGGACGTAACCGCTATCGCGCATGCTGTACATAACTGTATTTACACACGTTGCTCTAGTTTGCATCATGTATGAATCATCACTGATAATTCCAGACATCTGAAACCTTTTTATGGCTTTATGAGTCATTAGTTATTAACTATAGATCTCTTTAATTACCCCGCGGTCGATGTCCCACTCAATCATACAACCGAAGTCGCCACCATGGCGATTCTTTCTAGAAATAATTTCAATAACAGCTGGATCTCCTGGGGCACTATCAACACTATGGCGGTGTACCGCAAAGGCCATGTCAGCATCATACTCAATAGCCTTAGACCAAGCAACCTGTGACAGCATGGGTGGATCATCCTGTGAATGAGAATCAGACATAGTAGCTGCCGTAATATCAATCACGGGAATCTGATTAGACGTAGCCAACATCTTTAGCTCACGAGATAAGTTCATGGCTCGCTGAGTCATGTTATCTGAACGCTTATTGTCCATAAACAATTGATGATAGTCACAGATAACTAAGTCTGGTTTATGCTGATCAATCTTAGCTTGAACCATATTAGGGGTTACCTCTGACGATCCTTCAGGGGAAACAATGATGAATCCGTCCTTGTCCGCAAAGTTCTTCTTCCCCCAAGATCGGAAGTCATCAACATTTACACGACCTCTAGAAAGATCTGACGCTCTAAACATACCCTCTCCCATAACCGTATAAAGACGGTCACGCATATTCTCAGGAGACATCTCAAGGGACACGATCATAGGCTTGAAACCTGCCTTCCAGGCATTAACAGCAATCCATCCGGTGGCCCAAGTCTTACCTCTACCCGGCCAACCAATCGCTACGATAAGGTGTCCAGGGGCCATACCAGTTACATAAGAAGCATCAATAGCTTTAATACCGGTTGGGATTCCTGGGCTACCTCCCATCTTGTCTGAGCGATGAAGGACTTCTTCAAAGTGCTTAGAAGCTGAATCAATATCAGTTAAATCTAAGTCCTGCGCACCCCCAACCAGCCTTCCAAGGCTAAGTAACTCTGTCTGTAGGTTTGCTAGAACTCTGGGGGCTGAATCACTTTCGAGAGAACGTGCTCCAGTAAGTAGCGCATCCCTCATTCTTCCAGCAAGGTACTCGTTCCTAAGTTGATCTACGTAGTAATCTGTTTCTCCATGCACTGACACTGATTCAAAGTCTGAAAACTTGTCAGTAAGAACATTAATATCTGGAACTGATCTAAACTTATGGTAATAAGATTTTAGGCCTTCCCACACATCTTTATACGCAACAAAGCACTCATCAATATCTGACGCAAAGATCGTAGAGATATCCTTATTCTTACAAACAGCACTAATTACTGATGCCTCAACGCTCATTATTACTCTCCCAATCCTCTACTACCCTTGCCGTCTTTGCGCGGATTGCACTGCGGCGAATCTTATCCTGCTCTGCCTCTCTCAATGAAGAGAGTAGTTTATCAAAATTTGTAAAAAGTGTGTTTAACTTATGTCCAGCATTTGAAGTCTTAAAGTAAAAATCAATCACACGCTTGCAGTCATCAAAAGAGATGGACTCAACCATATCCTGGAAACCCCATCGATCCCTAAACTTATTTACAATGGGGTCTCTACCATACGTTTCCTTAAACTTAAATGCGTAGTAGTCGATGAGGGCATATGAAAGGTTCTTACTATTGCTCATTAAATAAGACCTTCCTTTTCCAGGCTAGACTTCAACTCAACAATTTTCTTTGACAGCATTGTATCAACTAATTCATAGACCCGCTCAATTGCTTCACGCGCACTTCCATCAAGTCCTGGTCGCACATAGTCTTCTACACCGATATCAATTGTAGTGTTTGAAAAGTTGCCCAGGTTTAACTTCAGGTCAAGCCTGACAGAAACTTTAGTGGGGGGGAACTCACTGCTCATCTTTAATCACATCCTTACTATGAAAGCCAACGATCGGCTTGTTTGGTAATTCTAATTCATCTATCTTATCATAGAACTCAATTAGAAGGGTGGCAGAATTAATTAATCCTTCCCAGGATTGATCTCTATCTGCTTGCTTCCTAGACATCTTAATGGTTTTCATTATTTCTTTTAATACTTTATTTTTATCCATTAGTCAGCTGACCTCCATAACGGTTTATAGTTACCTGTTTCATCCTTATAGTACAGGAGTCTAGTATTTTTTAATGCTGATTCTACTTCTGGCCTTTCTGGAAAATTTCTATGAGCCCTGCCATTATTTACTTCTACAAGGGCATCATAGAGCGTAAGTATTTCTTCTTCTGAAAATCTGCGTACTACTGCTGGTCCACCGAGTTGGATATTTGCATCGCTTCCTATTGGCCACGACCTCTTCGGGGGACGAATAAAACCTTGCTTCTCATACTTCCAAACAGTAGTTTTATTTATTCTAAGAAGCTTACAAACTTTTCCCATAGAATAAGATTTAGTAGCATTCTTTTGAATATCTGACCACCTATACGTCACAAACTCTTCTGCGTCATAATTAAAACAGTTGGCTATATTATCTCTTTTATAAACCTTTACTAATTTATGAAGGTTTCCATTCATAAAAAAATAAAGTAGTTCTTTTTCTAGCCCTTTGCGTTGCGTCTTAGCCATGAGCCCAGTTTTGTAGTCATAGGGGTAAACTTTCTATTCCCGCACCTGATACAGGTAAGGTCTATAAAATTATCTCTAATGTTATTCTTCTCTACGAGCATTCGGCCTCGGCACCTCTTACACGTGATCATGCTCGGAAAATCTTTCCATCAACAGTACAGGTGTAGTCTGGAGAAATTTGAATAAACTGCATATGAGGGTAATATCCGTCCGCTGTATAATGAACACCAGATTCAATATGACCAATCATAAATCCCTTTTGCCAGTTGTGAGAGTTTGTGTAGCCCATACCCTCAGACTTTTCGTCGGCCATGTGGCCAATTTCCCAACCACGAAGAGTTTCATTACGCATTTCAAACGTTTTGAAATATGAACCTGCTCTATGTGAGTGACCACGGATAATAGAAACACCAAAGTTATCTACATCTTTTCGTACGGACTCCCCGCTGTTCTGCGAGATAGCAACTCCGTGATGAACGTGGATGTCACCGAAACGGTGCTTAGGTAGATCTCCATAGTAAATATATTCACACCCAATATCATCCAGTCCCCAGAGGGCGTTGGGGGTAATTGCATCAGCATATTCTGGCAACTTCTTATCAAAATACTCGAAAACCCGAATGTCGTGGTTACCTAGAGCGGAAAACATTTGTGCTTTAGGAAGCAAGCGTCTGGTCTGAGCGTAGAACTCTTTGGCTCCTAGAGCTTCTGATTGAGCTAGAGGAATGATTGTCTCACCAATTCCGTCTTTATGCGATTGAAGAAACTCTGCTGATCTACCTTCGGTAAACCTAGAGTAACAGGCCTGGTCATCAGTATCTCCCAAGTAATCTACAACATCTGGCTTAAAAGATTTAAGTACCTTAAACCATAGTTCTAATGCACGTGGGTCGTGATAGGGAATCTGCTGATCAGATGATAAAGCCCACTTCAAGTCGTTTGTCATATTGCTCCCTTTCTAGGAAACACATAGTGTAGCACAGGTTATACAGCTGTGTCTATATAAGTTGCACCTTTTATTTCATTACATCTTAAATGTGCTGGTGCCACGTTGTGCCAGGTATGGGTCCCTCCGGTTGCTAATGGTACCTTGTGGTCTAGAGTGGCTGCAAGGGGGTGTGGGGTCCTTAGAAATTTATCTATCTCAATATCACACAGATGGCATTTCCAATTAAAATAATCGAACACAGCCATTCTATCTATCTTGTCACCCTCATGCATTATTTTTTTTCTATTCTTAGAATATCTCATTCTTTCATAAACGTGCCTATCAAAATTAAATCCAAAAGATTTTGCTTCCCATTCAATCCTGCACATATCCTCACAAAAGGATCCAGGCCCAAACTCAATTGGTCTCCTGGAGTATGTCTTACAATTCATGCATTTAAAAACCGTATGCTCTGGCGAAAGCAATATTTTCTTTAAGCTCTTCTGCTTTATTTTATTAGACAAAGTTACCGCCAAGTATTATTTTTTTTACGTTATAAGGGTCTAGCCCTTATTACCATCCAGTTTACAACACCGCTTTTTTTAGTAGATGATGTGTTATCTAAGTTAATAGTAAAACCTGAGTCATTAACATTTGTAATATACATTATTACACTTCCAGTTTCCTCCATAGTGGCAATTACACATGGAGTCCCAGTTCCATTTCCGTCAATTCCTGTGTTTACTCGGATAGTATCTTTATCTCTTAAATTAGTAAACTTTTTTCTTCCAGCCTCAATACTCATCCTGTTCGCAGAGGAACCCTTGTTGGAATAAACTTTATTTTTACCAACTCCCTGCACCCTAATTGTAGAATTCAACCTTATGGTGGGGACGTCCTTATCAATTTGCTTAACGTTATAGATAAGTTTATTTAAAATCTCCCAGTCGACAAACACGCCATCGCTAAGGTTATCTATGTTCTGCAAAGTCATTAAGTGGTTCTCCTTCTATGTGTATTTTAATCTCGTCAGAAGAGACCTCTATTACTTTGTCCCGCCCCAAAATATCCAGGGTATCAGGATTTGTAATCAGTCTAACCTTAGAGCCAGATACTAAGTATATTTTACCAGAAACAATGTCCTTAATCAACGAGCCATCACGAAATCCAATAACTCCACAATCCTCAATTACATCTAACACATTGGGATTGACATTAAGAATAACAGGAAAATTCCACGAATTTACAGCCCTATCAGAAAACACTTTAAACCTTTTTGAACCCTTGACATACCAAGTGTTCAGTCCATCGGTGATAGCTATGCCATCAATTTGTGGTGCCTTATTCAATGTTACTTTCTGCAGGGACTTCTTCTTGAACACCCTTAAATCCTTCCAGTTCTGCTCGCACTTCTTCAAGTTCCGAATTAAGGAGAGCGTTCTCCAGGGTAAGATCAGCAATCTTGTTCTTAAGTTGATCCAACACATTCTCAATACTAGCCATTATATTCCTTTCTGATTCACATTATTATATCACAGAGCATAGAGGGAGGGCTCTATAACTACATAGGGGCGGGCACATCTAGCTTGACCTGTTCCGGATCGTTGCCCATTAAGTTGTAAGTAATAAGTTTTTCCAGATGTAAGCCCAGAAACAACATCTACTTTAGAACAGCTTGACGTTCCTTCAATGTCAATATCTGCGTATGCATTAAAACTTGAGTCAACGGTGTTATTATAGTCTATTGAATATTGTATAAATTGGCCAGTTTTGGCGTCGTACACAACCGTCCCACCCCCACTTGGAGAAGTAGAAATGGTTGCTGCTAGGTAGCCAATTGTGCCGGCTCCTGAAAACTCCTTCATATACATAATTGCCCCATAAGAAATTTTAACACATCCAGAGGGTGGGGCAACAAAGCTTACATCTCCAAAGTACCCCGTAGAGCTTCTAAGGAAAGACCAGGTGGTATTAAAGTTATCATATGGGGAAGTAGTTCCTCCATAATAACCACTTGAAACAGTTCTTTTGACAACCTTTACTCCATCCATGTAGGCGTTTCCTTGAATTCTTGATATGCCACCCAAGGATAGGATTCCTGTAGTTCCATTAGTAGTTACCGCAACATAAGCAGATTTACCTACCGTATCACTTCCAGAATAAAGGGCTACTCCAGTTTGGGGAGGTAGGTATCCTAAAAGAGAATCATAAATATCTAAAGATATAGGTGATATTGATGGGGAAACCTTTTGAGGCAGGGCCGAAGAAAAACTTATTTTATCCATTTCTGATAAATAATTTCCCTCCCCGGCCGAAATATTTGAACCAGCCCTTAACCTAATTTGTCCAGAGGTAAAAGATTCTTTAACAGATATAGAGTTACCCCTTGCCCCCTGCCACTTTCCTTGATGGTCGCCATCAAAATATTCCGTTAAACCATTAGTAAGTGTAAGCATTGTCCCGTCGTAATAGGCAATTGCGTTAACCTGAACAGATTTTGATGTAGCTTTAGTTGTATATGTTGAGTCGTGCGTTCCTGATGTGGACGAGTCATAAGTAAAGGTATTTGGTGAAGGAATAGTAACAATAGTAGCAATTTGATTGAAGACACCGGGTGCGTTTTGCGAAATTGTAACGGTTTGGCCTATCTCAAAGTTATGGTTACCTGAGGTTGTTGCTGTTCTGGATCCAGTACCAGCTCCTGAAATATTAGTTACAGAAAAAGACTTATCAGCATACAGAAGTGTTGGTAACTTCAATGTTGAAGATGGATTCCAATTACTAGGAAGACTAAATATGTTTGAAATTCTAGTCCATGAGCCCCTTGGAATTATTTGACTAAACGTGGTGTTGTTATTTGAAGCTGGTATAGCAGTAGTTCCGTCATCTAAAATAAAATCTTTCATGTTTAAATACATACCAGAATTTTCTACGTTTTGATATACCCAGAAAGAGCCTGTTGCTGCTTTGCTTGTACTGTTTGGAAGATAAACAGAAGTACTTAATGCTCCTCTTCGACTAGATGAAAAACTACTTATAGACGAGTTTGTAAATGTTGCAGAATCCCCAGATGGTGAAACAGTTCCAACAGCAGCAGTGGTTGATGCAGTCCCGCCAGAAACTGTTGCAGTTCCATTTAAAGTTGATGTACCAGTAACAGTAACGTCTGCAAAAGCCTGCACTTTAGATGCGTGTGAGGCATACCGCCCCGACTGTAATGTCAAGGAGCTTGATGCGGCTGATGTTGGGGAAGGAGCGTAAACAACAAAGGATGTTGTAGTAACAGATCTTATAGTACCCTCAACAATATTATATTCCGAACTGTTAGTTCCAGTCAAACCAGTAACATCTACTGAATCTCCAACCACTAACCCCTGTATTGTAGGTACGACTGGATTTGTGTTGTATGTCCTTAAACCAGTTGTTGAATTATATGAAGCAGAAGTGATAGCGACTGTCGACTTTGTTAGTCCAACTTGCTGAGTTGAAAGTCTTCCATTTAATGTTATTCTTGGTTGCTGCTTTATGTTTGCATAAGCATTAACGGTTCCGGAGATTGAATCTAAAGAGTTGCAATTAGTGAAAGATTGACCGCTTATTCCTCCATAAGAAACTAAATGATTTATTCCACCAGAATCCGTAATCACAAAAAATCCAGTTGCTGGCCACCCAGTGGCTGCAAGGGTTTCAGATGATGGAATTGTTGTATTTGAGCTCAGCGGAAAGGATATAGTATATGTTGAAATTGCTACAGTGTCGAAAGTTGCCAGAACTGCGCTAGCTCCACCTGAATGACACCCTGTAAATGTGGTTCCAGTTTTTCCTGTATAAGTAATTGGGTAAAACCTTTTGGGTGTGCCAGCGGCGGCGCCGAATGGGGTTGCACGTACATAAATGGTTCCGTTGGTGTCAAACGCTAGGTTAGAGGCTACATTGGAGGTTACATTCAATATTCCTGATCCGGTAAAGGTGGAGATGTTTACAGCATTGGACCCTGAGGCCACTGCGGTTGAAGCTGTTGCAGTTGGACTGTAGGAAATAATTCTTGTCACGGGTAAAGGTAAACCAGTTAGACTTCCTATGTTTAAAACTATTTGACCTATTGTGCTGGTGGAAGCTGTTGCCATATTACCATAAACTGCATGACCGGCTGTACCTGTGTTAAGGGTTGGAACATTATCTACATAAACTTGGTTGCCTGGTGAAAAAAGATTAGGTACTGTTAAAGTTAAATTGGGAGAACTGTATGACCAGAGGGTTGGATATATCGTTCTTTGCCACGAAGAAGGTGTTGTTGTTACCGTACTATTAATAGAAAATACGTTTCCAGATGCACCAGAAATATTTCCAGAAACATTGTATGAAGCATTTAATCCAGATACAGTTACATACTGTCCATTATAGAACCCATGTGGATTGGAAGTAGTATAAGTTATAACCGATCCATTTCCAGTAGCAGATTCTATTCTTAATTTATTTTTCCAGGCTACCGCTGAGTTAGCGGTACTCACAGTAAATGTTGTACCAGAAGCAGAAGTTATAGCTACATTAGTTATATTATACGGGCTAGATGCATTTGATATTGTAGCTAATCCACCAACTGTTAACTGATGGGTTGAAGAAGTTGTATATGTAATTTGACCTTCAGATATCTCTGCTGAAGAAATTTCCCAAGCGTTGTCCCATGTTGATGCAGCGGGAACACTACCAGAAACTGTGAATGATGTTGGGGTTGTTCCTGTAACCGTTCGTGAAGATAAATTAAAGGCAGAAGAGGTTCCCGTAATAGATATTACTGAACCATTTGAAACACTGTGTCCAGATGGAACAGTATATGTTACAACCGTACCAGTGGAAATTGCTGCAGAAACTGTTGAAGTTTTGTTCAAGGATTGTCCGGACAAAGTATTTGTAGCTACCGTAAAGCCAGTCGGTCCGGCACTAGCAATTGTTACTCCAGTTAAATTAAAAGCTGTAGATAGTCCAGCAATTGTTACGGTATCTCCTGCACTAAATTGATTATTTGTTGTTCCATAGGTAACATAGCTGCTAAGGCCAGTAGCGGATGTAACATCGACTACCTTATTCCAAGTATTGGAAGATCCTGATCCAACCATAGTGAACTGTGTGCCGTTAGCCGTTACAACTGTTCCGGTTATGTTATAGTTTGAATTTACACCAGAAATTGTAACAGTTTCTCCTGGAGAATAAGTATTAACAGATGTAAAGGTATACGTCCCAGATGCCAGTGCTGCTGCTGTAACTGTGGTAACTGTATCAGAAGCAGTAGAAGCTGAGTCCGGTCCGACATAAGTAAAGCTAGTTGCTGTCGGAGTCGATCCAATTGTTACCGAACTATTGTTTAAGTTGGAATTACTTGTTCCAGTTATCCAAACTTTTTGGGTAGCCACAAAGTTGTGGGCCACGTCTGTATTAACAGTTTTTGTTGTTCCGGATGTTGTAATAGAGGTAATATAAAAAGCATTCTTGCCAATTTGTGGGGTATATTTAAATGTTGTATTAGAAGGCACGGCGCTTACAGTCTCTTTATAATTTATAGAATTTGGAGTTATCGATCCATAAGCTATTCCATTTAAAGCAACTAGGTCGGGAACGGCTAATCCGTGATTTACACTGGTAGTTACTGTTTTTTCTAAAGAGTTGTTTGTGTTAGTAATGCTAGTTATTTTTATTGGACTTGATTTAAAAGAGTTAGCCCCCGCAAGTTGGCCCATGCCGGAGTCAGACTCTCCACTATTTACTGCTGGTAGCCCGTAACTGGCCACGCTCGCCCAATTTTCACTCGATGGAAAATTAAGTTCACTTGAAAATGTTGGGTTAAGAATAAAATTCTGAACAGTTTCCCGAGTTAATTTAAGTCCATCATTTTCTGATATAGAAAGTTTGCTTCCAGTTAAAGAATAAGTAGAGTATGAGGATGATTTAAGGTCTCCACCAAAAGTGGCAGCACCATCAATATTAATACTAAATGTTTCTTTAGCAATCTGGCCAGTACCGCTGGCCCCAGTTTTTGAAGTTTTATATGTTAATGTATTATTACTTATAACATCACTAACTTCAACAGGCTCCTCGTCCATACCTGTAGTTCCTGTTATTCTAAATAATTGTCCTGGTTTTAATCCATGATCTGTTGCTGTAACAAGTTTTCTGTAGCCATTTATGGATATTGGGTTAGAATATGAAACGTTATTGCTTAATGAAAGATATGTAAAGGTAGTTGCAGATGGAGAGGACAAAATTGGAGCATTAATATCAACTCCAACTGTAACTAAAGAACCAACTGGAAAATTGTGAGCATCTTCTGTTGTTACTGTTTTAATATAGGTTGAACCAGGATATGATGCTATTGCAGAGGTCGGACTTTCTGATTTTTCAAGTTTATAAACAAGTCCATCTGTTACGTTTACCGGATTTGTTACATCTGGGGTTCCGGGAGAAGACAGCGTGAATGTTGTTGGTGTAGCGTCTAACACTGTAGCGTTTTTTAAATTATATCCAACAACACTATCTGAAATACTAACCAGGTCATCCACATTCAGGGTGAACTCTCCCGTAAAAGTTACCTGTCCTGCTTCTTCGCTAGCTGTATACGATGTAATTGGGTACGTTAAAAACCCGGCCCCAACGGTAAATGTTGAACCATCAGATGAAGACACGGTTGCACTTGATAAATTATATGCAGTATTATTGGTGAACCCAGTTATGTTAACTTTCTGACCAGCTGTAAAAATATTTCCTGCTGTGTACGTATACGACCCTTCGTTAGAAGATGCATAAGTTACAGGTGTAGAATATGTTGTTCCAGATGACAAGCCGATTGAACCAAGGGCATTAGCTTGCATTGCTGATATTGCTGAAATATTTGTTGGCTTTGAATATCCCTCTAGTCCATCAGGGTCTACCTTTATAATTGTGTTGTTATCTGAGTCTTTAACTCTTAAACCGTTATCTCCATCTAGTTCTACCCTGTTTCCAGTCACAGCAGACTTTAAGAAGAATGTTCCATCAGAATTCAAACCAACAACTTGGGCATTTGACTTATATACAGATATACCAGTGTTATCTATTGCAGTTCTAGTCCCCGTCGAAGAAGACCTTATCTGGAATGACGTTGGGCCGATAGAAACAACTCCTGAACCACTATTTCCAATAGTTAAACCATCATTAGTTAACCTAACTGTATTATCTACCTTGACAGCAGAGCCAGTGATACCAGACACAGCGGTAGTTGCAGAATTTGGACTACCAGAAAAGGTATTATTACTTAACCATGTAATTACCATTGGGGTAAGCCCTGTATCTACATCAGTAGTACCAGATATTAAAACATAGTCCCCAGTGCTATACCCATGCCCATTTGCAGTAAAAACTGTGTTGCTGCTCCCAGCTGTTCTGGAATATGCAGATATAGTTACTGGAGTAACTCCATCTTCAATTTTAAATGTATTTCTTACCGTTAGGTTATTGAATTCAGCAGAGCCATCCGAATCTATTATCCATCCAAGATTACCAGTGGCAAAATTTTGTGATTCTATAGTTTTACTTGCACCATCTATTTTTATTCCATCAGTTCCAATTCTTATATCGTCAGCAGAAATTGTTCCAGATACTAATCTATTTACATTTAAATTGCCAATTTGTGCATCACCGATTGTTGCATTAACAATATTTGTTCCGGCAATTAATGTTGGTGACGCCTGTGCATCTGTAGAGGCAGAACTAGACGATATACTTGATGAATTAACTGCTTTAACATTAACATACCATAATTGAGTTGATGCTCCCCCAGTAGAAGTAACTGAAAAAAGTGCAGATGTCGTTGTAGATCTTGGGAGGAAGCCTATTTTTGTATATGTTCCTATAGACGTTCCAGCGTAGACTTCATAACCTATAACATCAGATTCTATAGCTCCCCCTGCGGCCTTGGTGTTATCATGTGAAACTTGTATTTGCATGCCATTGGCTGCAGCAGTTGGGGGCGCTGGGGTACTTGGAGCAGTTGTATTTTTTGCAGTAGTAATTGAACTTGAAGCTGTATAAGCTGAAATGTTTCCAGATTTATCTGCAGCGGCAATTTGCACATAGTACGTGGATGATGGCGCTAAAGAAGAAATTACTGCACTTGTTATATCTGCTGAGGATGACGTTCTAGCATCGACTGGAATATATGTCCAAGGGCCTGAGGTAGATGTTGAATATCTAACCTTATATATACTAACGTCATTAGCACTAGCATAAACTGAATTCCAAGAAACGTTAATGCTAGCTAATGATTTCGAAGGTGTACCAGCACTTAAAGATAATCCTGTAGGGGTAGGTGGAGCAGTTATGTCTGAGTTATTTGATTGAGAAGCCGCTGAAGATACTTCACCAGACTTAGCTCCAGGAGTTTTAAATTTATCAACAGCCCGTACCGCAAATACTCTAGTCGTATAGGTTGTAGTTGTATACGCAAAGTTGGTATCTGAAGAAATTGCTATACAGGTACCAGTTCCTGGAGTTGAGCCAGTTGGTGTAAAACCAGCGGTTCCAGTATGAAGTTCATAGTAATCAATGTCGTTATCTGCTGGTGCAGTCCAGAAAAATGATATAGTGTCTATTGCTGGAGTTGCACTAAGAGAGGTGGGGGCAGCGGGAGCAGCATTTATAGCAGGATTAGTAGATGTAGCCCAGGCACTTGCATTACCAGAGGTATCAACTGCCCTTACAGAAATCTTTATATTTGCCCTTGCGGGGTTAAAAAGTTTTAAGTTGGTTGCGTAATCTAGCTCTGCGTTGGGTGCCAAGGTGGAGTAAATAGTTGTGCTTTCTACATATGCAGCCCCATCGTAATACAACCATTTATATTCATAATTCTTAAAATCGTCTTCAATTGCTCCATAGGTCCAGTTAGCAAAGAACTTGTCGCCAATTGTTGATACCTGTATGTCACTATTAACTAGGCTTGGAGGAAGCGCAACTTTATTTATTGCTGGAACTAGATACACTGGGGACCACTGTGACACTGTTCCGCCAGAGACAGATCTTATTTGAATACTATAACTTCTGCCTGGAGATAAATCAGTTACGACTTTACGCATTAGAACAAGTCCAGGTAATATTCTATTTCTAAGGGAGTTCCCTCTACCTTAGTTATTTCTGAAGACGGCAGTGATCTAGATACTAGAATGCTTTGTGTTCCAGCTACCGCCCTGTTTATTCTAATTGCGTCTAAGTAAATATTTCCTTCTGGATTATTGATTTCAATAAAAGTTATGTTAGACCAGTCTGGCGCACCACTAGCAGTCCACGAGGACTTTGCATACTCTAGAATTTGATAAGTGTTTGTTCCTGATGGAATAGCAGTTAGCGTTGCAGTGAAATAATTGGTTTCATCAGTATAAAACCTTACCGAAATATTTCCTGCTGACCCACCGGTCTTTTGTACCGCAAAGACAAACTTGTCTGCATAGGAGGCCTCTGAAAAGTCGAAGTTAGCAAAAAACCTTACCCTCCTACCAGAAGAATAAGTTGGGACAGAGTTAAAATAAATTGATTGATTTCCTGCTCGACCAACTGTAGTTGAATATCCACTAACATCAATTAGCTCCGCCCAAGTTCCATCTGTTTTTTGATAATCCCAAGACTCCGCTTCATCACAACTAACTAACGCAGTCTCAAACTCGTCATTTGATGCGGTCGAAGAAAATAATCCAACTTCAGATATTTTTCCAGATATATTTTCTGACAGCACGGCCTTTGCGGTAAGTCTAGTTTTCCCTGCAGAAGGCACACCAGGGGCTGAAGAAATAGAAATTACGGCCCCTCTCCCATACTCGAAATCTAATTTAACATTTGCCTCAGCAGCAGCAGAGGTCCCTGAGCCTATTGCTATGGTACCGGCCCACTGAGATGTTTGGTTAGATAGGGATTTAGCTATCTGGGTTTTTCCAGCAGTAGTTATGACATTTTCACACCTACCCAGCTCAAGGCCGTTCTGCTTAAAAATATATGTACCCTTCATTTGACTAATTATACCATTTCAGGGGGTTCATATCAAGCGGGGACTATTCTGATTTGGTAGTCCTCTGCACCTTCTATGTCTGTAAATTCTAATGTTAAGTCTATGTAAATCGATCCGTCGCTAGCTAGAGAAGGAGAACTCGTATGTGAAATTGGCCATGGGTATTCTAACTGTATCTGTTCAGATGTGTCATCTCCTGTGTCCTGGTCCGGGTCATCAAGGTCTCCAAACTCATCAGTTTCTTCCAGCTCTCCCTCTTCAACCTCTTCTTCTTCGTCAAGGTTTCCAAAAACCTTATTGTAGAGAGTCTCTATTCCTAAAGCTTTTACTATTTGATCTAGCTGTTCATCTGAGAGTGAATTATCTGGCATCCTGCGTCACCAACTGTATTTCTTGTCTAAGTCCATTGTTCCAGGAAGAGTCAATCTGCCTAACAATATAGGATTCGTCAGAGTTAAAGTCTTTTTGCTCATAACTTATTTTAGCACAGTCTGCCAACTGTATCAAGTGATTGTTGAATGATGAAATGTTAACATACTTTATGCCCCCAGTTTTAGCTAAGCTTAATATGTCTTTAGCTAATCTATCGGCATCATCTTTTTCAGATATCCACTTCAAGTTTTTTTCAAACAATTTTATTCCAAGCCTGGATATTGAAGATTCATTCTTTTTTTCTGAAAAAGGAGTGGAGGCCGAAATTTCAACCACAGGACCAGATATAGTTGGATAATTTTTTGAAAGCGCTAATGGTCTATCTGCAGTGTTAGCTGCAAAGATTTCTGCCGACCAAGGGGTAACTCTAGATATCGCGTACGCAACTTCCCCGTCAGAAGGACTATATATATCATACGAACTGAACCCGAATCCTTTTTTACCTTCCTTAACGTTTTCTGCTTTCTTGACGGCCACAACACCCATTTCCTGTTCGTCATAAGCCCAAAAATTTTCTACATCGTGAAGGGGACCCTGTCCATCAGTACCAGAAAAAACTACGTTGTTGTAGTACACACGGCGAACTGAATTATCAAAATTATCTATCTCATAAGGAACCTTTGCCGTTACGCCACTTCTATTAGACAAAACGTTTTTTAAGATATTGGTAAGTCCTATAGAAAATTTATCCTCGTCGGCACCCAGAGTGTCCTTGGCCCCTCCAATGTGGTAGGAGTACATGGTTGTTTTTCCGACTGTGTACAGGGCTACTGATTTTTTATTAGAACTAGAAAAATCTGAAAGATCAACAGTTATGGAGGCAACTGCGTAGGCATCCCCAGCCTTATTATCCATAAACAAAGACCACGTGGTCCTTCCACTTGAAGTAGATGTTCTTGATATTCTTATGTTCTCCGCTTGGCCATCTCTAGTATCTGCATACGCTTTAACTGACGAAGATTGAACTTTTCTACCAGACTTCATTTGAAAAATTTCAATTTCATGCTGCTTATTGTTTTTCTGTTTCCACCTTGCACTACGATAATCCACGTCCTTCGTAGATGCTGGTTTAGAGGCAGTTGCAGGAACTGTTGTTTTATTTGGCATAGACCGAATCTCAAAAAAGATACCATCAGTTACTTTATAGTTTCCGTCGAACTTAGGCCATACCACCACACCGCCACGGGAATCATTTGTAGAACTATATCTAACCTTTAACCTAGTGAAATAATGACTATAAGCTTTATCAAATACCCTGCGAATACTTGTATTTCTTGTTCCAGCAACAGAATTAGCTCTATGTATTTTCATGGCATTATCAATCTCACCGGTTTCTTCTTTTTGGTAATTATACTGAGTAAAAGAGGTAGGAGATACCCCAGTATTTCTTTGCCACTTAGAAAAATCAATTCCAACTTCATGAAAAGTTTTTGTAGTAGAAAACTTGCCTCTTTCAATTCCAGTAAATCTACCCCTAAATTCTATTGCGCCCTTAGAGGAATCTGAAAGTTGCAAAAATTCGTCTTGAGTTTTTACGGTGGTATATTTTTTCTGATTAGTTACTGAATCTATTGATTGAAATCTGGCTCCGTCGTACTTAATAATTTCTTGATCAACTAATAAATATCCGCTAAAAGCTCCCCAACTACCATACGTAAAAATTGAATTATTTACATAAATATCTGCATCATAAACAGTAACCACTTTACCGGCCGTGGCCTTGTCAAATGTGGTTGAGTTGCCTTTGTCCACATAGGTAAAAGTATTTGATGTTACTGCGGTAACTGTAACGTGCTTGTCAAGCTTGTAGGTATCAGTTCCATGTATTTTAATTAAATCCTTAACTGCGAATCCGTGGACAGAGCTAGTGGTAACTATTTTTTTACCATTCGTTGAATGGTTAGCATCTAAGGCTATAGTATTTACCTTAATTACGCTAGAAATTTTTCTGCTCAACGCGCCAATTCCTAGAACAATTGCAGACTTTTCTTCAAATACGTTTCTCGGCACATTTTTTATGACTCCTAAGAAGTTATTCTTCCAGTTTCCCTCTGGGTCGTTTTGAGTTGATCTGGGCTTAACTGGTTTATAATTTAATTTAACACTATTGTATGGCTCATCTTGAGTGTATGAAAGAGATTCTATGTCCGCAAAGGAAGTGCTGCCGTCTTCCGTTGTATCCTGTCCTAAAAACTTCCAGTCTGCGTTACCTGAAATTGATTCTGGTCTCCGGGAATTAAAAAGATAGTTTCTTGTTGCAATATTCACAATACCATCTTCATCAACATACACGGCTGTACCGGTTTCTGAACAAATTCCCTTTACGTACTCCCAGAGACTTTCTGTTGATCTTGTAAAAAACACTGGGAATGTTTCTTCTTGATAATAACCAGTGTCCGATACATCAGAACCATCTAAAAATCTTGGAGTTTCAACTGGATCCTTGTACTCTTTAATTTTTACTGGACCCACTCCAGACATTTCTAAAATTCTCCATATTGCTTGGCTAGGAGTTGAATTTTTTATAATAATGTCAGGTGCATCTACCTCCTGCATCAGTCCCGCGAGGTCCCTAATTGGAAGTGATATCTTACTTTCTGAATCTTCAGACCAGGAAGAGATAAACCCGTGGAATTGTGCAATGTTTTCTCCAGCGCCCTCTATGCTTACATATCCAAGTGCTTGTGTTTCTGGCTTAGCTAATTCCGCCAGGGAAGCTTGCGTAGTTGAAATTTTAGAAGCAGAGAAAAACTTTTGAGAGTTATCTACATCTATTGTTCCAGTATTAGAAGAAACACTTCCAATTGGATATAGGCTATCTGACTCAGAAAGATTTGCGCTCCAGGACCATGTCATTAGCTTATCCGTTATATCTGTTGTAAGTTTTGGTGAAACCTCTATTAACGACACTGGCCCATTTGGAGAGGGGCAATTTATTTTAACTCCCCGTACTCGAACTGCTGTATTTATATACCCCCAAGACGAGTCCCAATATCCATCTTCCACATCATAAGAAGGCTTTTGGTCTGACCATGTACCGGCTTCATTGTATGATCCAGAAGTTCTATATAAAATTATTTGCCCATCTGAGTTTACCGTGAATGTTCCAGAGATTGCCCTCCAGTCCTCGGTAGAACTAGAACTAACGTCCAGGCTGATAGTTACGCTTCCTGGAGTTCCAAGGGTTGTCTCAAACCCAATAACAATTTTATTAGTCCAGAAAGATCTCTTATACTTAATAGGAACTAAGAAAGCATCCCAGCCAGAAGACTGGTTAGAAAATTGAGAATAGACTTGGTAGTTTACTGCTGGTCCAGGGTAATAGATTCTTGTCTTTGGTTGATAGGTATATTGTGATAGATAAGAATACGTATTAGAATCATAAATTTTATTAAAAGATTTTATACCATGATACTTATAGTCAGGAAGTGTCCTGGCAAACGCGGCGGGGACGTTTCTAGCGAAGCATGCTCCAGTTTTTTGTGGTCTGATTGGTTTGGTCACAGATGAAACAGGAAATCTGTCAGAGTAATAGCTTTGTCTTTCAGCCGTTGTCCCGTAATAAGTACTTTTATTGTCATCGACATAATCTAAGTCCATGTCGGCATATCTGTTTTGATTTAGTTCAAGTATCACCCTAGTTGATGACGATATAGAATTTGATTTCCGAAGGTTAACTTTATCAGCAGTTGTGCCCTTCATTAAACTTCCTCAAGTTCTACTGACATATTAACTAAATCAAATCCACCACTAGACCTTTTGACCACAGATGTTTCAAATGTTGCAAAGATCATTCGTTTAGTTACACTATTGCTCTCTGTCAATTTTTTAGCTACTGGAGACTGCCCCGTTGAATATGAAGTTGGATAAACAACATAAGACTCATAGGTAAAGTTGTTTGTGTCTTTTGCAGTAACAACAACAATCTCATTCAATGGAGCATTTGTTCCGGTAAATCCAGTTATTTTTATTATGTCTCCAACAACAAAGCCGTGTGAGGTTGATGCGATGGATTTCAAAGAGTTACCAGCAGAAGAAACAGCCGTTATGCTTTTAGCTGTCCCCTCTGACCCAAGACTTTTAGATGTAACAATAACAGTTACCGGCTTGCCGCATAGTTGATCGTACAAAGCTCTAAGGTACTGTGCCCCACGGTTACCATCAACCGTTCTAGAATCATTAGAAGGAACCATGTCCCAAGACGTAGCTAAACGCGTTTTATTTGCTATGTGGTTAACCCTAAGAGTTCCATTAGCCATTCTATTTCTAGTTTCAATTCTGTCGGTAGTTATAGAAAGCTCAGAACGATTATGGTCTGTTATCAATTGACCATTAATGCTTAATATGGCATCACTTAATGCACCAGACAATGCCATTATCTTCTCGCCATCCCAACTCTTCTTTCGTGGTCCTTAAGCTTTCTTACAACTCTATTAGCCAGTGCGTCTTCGTCCATTCCCGGCGAAGGTTGTACAGTAAGATTATAGTATGATACGGGTGCTGATGCAACTTGTTGGGCCGGTTGACCAGAAGAAACAGAAGACATAGAATTATTTGGTCTAGCCAGCATATAACTCAAAGCATTGATACCATTATTAAGCTTTTGTGTTAATGGTTGGGTGAGAACCATTTCCCCTTGGTGAAGGTTGGCTAGGGTGTTGTCATTGTTAATAGTACCGCCCGAACGCAATCCTGGAATATTTGGAAGGCTTATCGTCATGTATTCCGTACCTGCCCATCCAGGGGACATTGCGGACGGAGTACTTATTTTTCTTTGACCAAGTCTTGGAACGTTAGGGTGAAGTATTGCGCTATTAAATTCATCAAAGGGGTCTACATTTTGCTTGTATGGAAATTCTATTGTTCCATCTGGTAACCTTTTTGCTTTAGAAAGAAGTTGACTCAAATTTATTTCTGAAAGTTTTGGAATTAAATTTGTAAAAGTTCCATAGCCCTCGCCGCGGGTGGGACCAGATTCAATGTTGCGCGCTCCCCCCCATGGAGATTGATCCATTATTTGAGCTTGAATAATTTTTTTAATCTCTTCTTCAGAAAATATTTTATTTACAGAAGACTGTATAACTCCCTGCTTATTTATTAATGAAATTGGTATATCTGGTAAAATATTTTGTAGGCCAAATTTTTCTTGAACTCTTGATAAATATTCTTGGCCCCTACTTGGGTCTGCCAAGTTACCAGGTAGAATAATTTCTTGGATGTCTTCAAGTTTTGGACTTGCTCCCTTGCCACCAACTGCATGAAATTGAAGTTCTGTAAAAGGTTCTAGTAAACTATATGAAGCTAGGTTAGAATAATCTATAGACTCAAAGCCATATTCGGATTTTCTAAGTGATTGAATTCTTGGAAATCTAGCCGGACTAGATTTTACATTCATATCAAATGTGTCGTGCATAGCAAGTGTAGCTCTATCTAAAATTTTAGGGTCAAGGACTAATTTTACAGGTCCGTAGCCACCTGTATATGGGTTGTTGACGTATTTATTACCAAGAGTGCCGTAAGTAGGTCTTTTTAATATATCCATGTCTTCTTGATATCCAAAGTTTGTACGCTCTGCAAATACTCTTTGAAGATCTGGATTTTTTTGCCTTGCTGGAAGTTCAAAATTAGTTTGAATTCTTCCATCACGAAGAAAACCTTCAAAGCCAGACTCTTGCATTTGTGTCATGGCATCTGACTCACCAGTAAGTTTAGCTAAATGATCTTCAATTGCATTTGCTACATAATTAAGTTCTTCAGCAGTTAAATCTAGCAGTTTGCCCTCTGGAGTGATTGCTATATTAGCAATTGATTCGGCTCTACCGACAGAATGCAGGCCATGGATCAGATCACGGGCGTTAGGCATTAGTTCTGTACTCTGATATAATGGCATCATAGCCAGTTCTGGTGGCACTGTTCCTATTGGTGGGTCAGAAAAATTTTCTCGATTGTATGCCGTAGACCCATCTGGTCTTTCATTGGGGCCGTAAGGTCCCATTCCTTGTTGTTGTTTGGCTAATCTATATTTTTCAAGTGCCTTTTCTGCAGGTGACACTGGTGATACTTCGGCTTTTGGAAAGCCTTCAAGCCAAGGGTTTGTCATATGGTCTCCCGCTGGTGCAATTCTTTGAGGAAGACCCATTCCTGATCTTCTTTCGTTCATTCTTGAAGCTGCTTGTTCTGCCAAGTCATCGTACATGGAAGTTGCTGGGCCAGGAGTTAAGGATGCTCTAGGTGTTCTAACAGGGCCTGGAATTAACATGGCTCTCATATTGAATGGGGCATTCATCGAGTCGAGGGCTTGATCGATGATCGAACGTTTATCACGACTAGGCATTCTAGCTTTTAATATATCCATCAAACTTGAACGCTCTGCCTTTGGTGCCGTAAGTCTATTTAACATTGTTTGAGCTAGTGTTGGCTTAGGTGCTTTTTCTTCCCCGCGCGCAATGCGCGCCATTTGATCATATCTTTCGTTAAACGTTGTTGATGCCATTTCCTTTGCCTTTTGTTTCTTAACTATTCTTGCAAAGAAATTTTCTACTGGACTCTTCTTGGGTTCAGCCTTTGGATAAACTTTTTCTCCATACCATCCGGAGCCCCTGAATATTGTACTTGATTCCGGGTTCCTCATAATATCTTGAATAGAAAAGCCTGGATTTCTTCCATCTTTAAATGCCTGAATTGCTTGATAGAGATCAGGATATTCTGCATCCAATCCATACATCTCCATGTTATCTAGCCATTGTGGGCTTGACGAGTTATTTCCTCGATTCATTTGACCCGCTGTATTATCATACCTATCAAGATCAAATCCAAGCTTACCCCAAACACTGGTACCTGCGTCAGCAGTTTCAACAGTATTTCTGTCAACACCAATTCTAGGATAGATATCGTCCATCCTTCTAGTGAAAGCAGTTGCCAGCCCCGATCCTTGAAAATCTTGTTCGATAGACATTATGTCATTAGAAACACTATTTTTAGATCTAGCTGATGATCTTACTGGACGAATGGTTCTATTAAAGTTTCCCGCGTACATCCAGGCCTCTACGTCGGCTGGCCTGATTAAAAACTCTCCAGTAGCATTAACAGCTCTATCCGCAGGTTCCATACCGCCAACAGTTACGCCCTTAGTTCGAGTAGCTACGTCAGTTTTAACTGTTGCAATTTCTGGCAGATAGCCTCTTGCCTCCTCAGGAAGACTATAATACATGTTTTCCCATTCTTTAATTGTCATCAACTGACCCTCATCAGAACCAGAGGTAATTCTGATCATATCAGTAGAACTATTAGAATCAAACAGAGAAGAAATTTTATCACCTAGTGAGGATCGCCTACTAAGTTTTTTAAGCTTAGAGATAGAACTTGTTCCAACTTGACTTTCCATATCAGATAATACTGGACGTTGGAAGCTTCCATTTATAAGTTTGGGAGCAAATTCTTCTGCTTGGATAACTTTTGAAGTTTCGTCCATAAAGTTATTGCCCAAGACTCCTCTATCCAAGGCGCTTTCGATACCCCGTCTAGGAATTCTTCTTCCTACTGCCTGTGCCAATTTGCGGCCAAGTGGGTAAAGTCCAAGGGATGCAAGGGACAGCGGGAGATCGATATTAGCTGCTCCAGTTTCATTAGCCCCCATTGCACTCTTTCTAGCTGAAAGAGTATCTCTCATTGGTAGCAACCACTCTGGCATACCACTATCAATAGATTTCTGTGCTTCAATCTTACGAGCTGCCTTAGCTTCTGCCGCCTTCTTTATAGCGGCATCAGTTTTAGGCCTAGCAACCTTTGGAACAATCTTAGAGTGATGTGCTTGAACCTCGGCCCAATCAGTTTTAGAAAGCTGAATCAGATCGTCCTTTAAGCTGTTATACGTAGCTTTTTCTTCTGGTGAAAGTTTTCCTAGGTTAGCCATTGCACTGTCAAAATTTGCTAGTGCATCATCTATAGCTTTTTGGAATCCAGCAGAATACTCAGACTTTGAAGCCCTCTTTGCAATCTCTGCAGTTGTTTCTGCAAACCACGTACGGGCACCTGCTTTTTCCATTAAGAAGTTTGCTCTTACCTGGTCTCCTACAGGAAGCCTCAGCCCCCCAACAGTTCTTGGTTGGCTTGCCTTGCTTGCAACAAACGCTTGCCCCTGGTCGGCTACAATATTTCCATATAGATTTTCCGGTTGCAGATCTTTGTCTCTTCTAAGAACAGAAGCAACTGCTTGTCTGTAAAATTCATCATCAGTAAATTTTCCGGTGGGTTCTGCAAATTTTTCATCAAACGTGGAGCGAACTCCAAACATCCTATCACCAGTAATTGGGTGCCTAAACTTTATAACCTTTTGATCTGGTGTTTTTAGTCCAAACAGATCTGTGGTTAGCTGGGACCCCCTTGCTTCAGCATAAGCAGAGGCAGCATCAGTATGTCCCTTTACAACATGCAATTGTCCAAAGGGATCTCTATACGTTCCGTTAACCCCTGGAATAGCAGAACTGCGTCCGCCCAGAGCACCAGTCAATTCTCCGAGTTCTGTAACTGGCATTCCGGAAAATGCGTCGGAACCAGCTTCCTTATTGCTTGCTCTTAAAAGTGCTGAAACTTCTGCAGTTCTAGCAGCATCCTTTTCACTTAACTTAGATCCCCGCCTCAACCAATTCATTGGGTTAATGTCTGCTTCACCTCTATCGCCTGCCCTATATGCTGAGCTAGGTAAGATTTTTTTAAAGCCTGAAGTAACATACTTGTTTACAAAACCTGTAGAGGTTGCCGCCGGTTCTTGCCCGCGTGCTGCTTGGGCTGCTGAGGTTCGTGCTGCTTTTCTTTCTTTGGCAACTGCAGCATTAGTTCTTCTATCTAAATTACTGGTTGCCGAACGTGCATTTTTAGAAGCATTAAGGCCAGGCTGAGGGTTTTCAAAAGTTGGTGGCTTAAAGTTATCAAGCGCATTAGATATACGAATAGGGTTGGGGAGTGCTCTTGAAACTGCTTTAGCTCCCTTAAAGGCCCAGGTCATTGGCACCCAGGTCATTGGGTCAAGTAATCTAAATGCTCCGTCCCAAACACCAGAACTTAAGTTAGCAATTTTTCCAAGAGCACCACCACCAGAGAAACTTGTTATTTTGCTTCTGTTTGCTATTGCACTTCTAAGTTCTTCTTCTGGAGTTATTTGGCTATCTCTAGGGTCTCTATCTCTACGGGTCCACTTGTTATTAAGTGCATCAATTCCGCCCGCAAGTGCTTGACCAGGTGCAACATACTTAGAATTATTCCAGGCTTCCCTTGGATTAAGTCCACCAAGCCCTTTTCCTGTGTTTATAGATAGCAAAGCAGTAGATAATACCCTAGAAATTCCTTGTTCATACGGAGTGAATCCAATTTTAGCAGCTTTATGAAGAAGACCCAAAGGGCCAGATCTTCTATGAAAATCTTCGGTATAGTTTTCATCTAAAGATTGTCTATTTTCAGGCTTTTTTGCACTCAGGTATGTACCCGGTGGTTTAATGTATGTCCTAGATTTTCTCTTCCTGCGAGTTATCTTATTCTTACGAGTTATTGGGTTATAAGACATTGAAGAGGAATTGTTATCACCTGCGTAGGCAACCATTCCACCGATATGGAACTTAGGAACTTCTTTATCAGAAAGATCACCATTGTTAATCATATGCATGAATCCTTCTCCATACCGACTAACAGCCTTACGTTGAATTACATATTCACCAGATTGAAGAACTGCAGGAACTTCGTCACGCTTTAATGATTTGTCTGCAGTAGAAAGTTTGTTAACGTTTCCACCGGTATGCAGGTAATTTCTTGGGTCATAAGTAGATTTCCAGTTTTTGTTACCTAAACTAGAATCTTTATCTCTCACCTCAAAGTGCAGGTGTGGATCAGAATCTCTAAGGCCGCTGCTACCAGATTTACCTATTTGCTGTCCTTCAACAACGGACTGACCTTCTTTAACGTTTCTAGTGCTTAGGTGTGCATAAACATACTTTAGTTTATCATCTTCAACAACTACAAAGTTTCCATATCCCGGCGTACCTGCCATGTAACGAGACATGACAACCTTTCCACCACGGGTTGTAAATACATTGCTTCCAACCGCAGCTGGGTAGTCAAGGCCTGCGTGGCGCCCACCGTAAGCTCTACCCTCCCGATTATTATAAAACGGATAGTTTGCCCAACTCTTCATTTTTACTCTGTCAAATGGGCCCTTAACGTCTCTAGCTGCAAACGGTCCTTGAATCGCTTGTTCGTTCCCTGCAGATGAATCTGTAGAACCTTCTAAGTAACTAGAGTTTTGGTTTCCAGAAGAACTAGATGAAGCTGAAGAACGCGCAGGGGTAGAAGCCTTTTTATCCCTAGCCTGCTGGTCTGCGGTTGCATCATAAAGTTCTGAAGATTTTTGTGGCCCGAAAAGATATGACGATCTTCCATTATATGCGCTTGCCCCTGAACCAGAATATGAATTTGATCCACCCATGCCAGAATCATAATCATCAGATCCTCCACCCATATCAGAATATGAATTTGATCCACCCATGCCAGAGCCATAATAGTTATAGTAGTTTGCGCCACCTCCACCTGATTTTCCGTCCCAACTCCTAACCCTTAAAGAACTACCATCAGCAGCATATTTATCAAGTGCCTTTTCAAATTCTCCACCAATTGATTTTGCAAGTGCTGTATTGGCAGAATTTCCTTCGGTGGGCTGTCTTCCTTTTGGAAATATTATTGAGTTGCCTCCTCTTCCGGCCCCCGTTACAGATACACCAGTTATTTCTCCTTCTTTATCGGTAGTAACATTAAGTTTTCCTTGTTGATTAAGTTTTACTGCTTCTTCAACATTTCCCCCTCTAGCAGCGACATAAGACATAATCCTGGCAGTTCTAAGTTGGTCCGCTAGATCTTTTGAGCCTTTACTATAGGCTTTCCAAACTGCCTTCTGCGTTTCATCTAAATCATTAATGCTACCCTGAATAGAATCTTTAATAGTTTTTCTAGCTTTACCATAAAACTCATCAATTCCATATCCACCCTTTTTAATTGCGTCATAAAGGGCTGGACTTAAATTATTCTTTATATCATTGGCAGACTTAATTGAGCCACTAGCAATTCCATCAGTAACAGCAGTCCAAGCTTTTTCAAGATTATCTGCATTTTTAACATCGCCCTCAGTGCTTACGGTTGCGTCAGAAGACTTTTCCTTCATCTTATCAATTGCATCAAGCTGTTTTTGAAGTTTATCTATTTGAGCCTGCTTGGGATCAATTTTTGCAGCAGTTTCGTCTTCCTTTTGCTTGTCAAGCATGTCATTATTCATTTGGTTCTTGATTAATGCTGCTTCTCCAAGTTCCCCTGCTGCTAAAGCTTCTCTATAAGAAATTTGTGAGGCACGCATTTTTCTTTCAAACTCAAAGGCTTTCTTTTCAGCCTCAAGCTTTTTGTTAATTGCGTCTATTTCTTTTTTAATTACATCGATTTTACCCTGAATTGCTTTCTTTTGAGCATCGTACCCAGAAGCAACTGCATTTTTTCTACCGGCCGAAGTTGCAGATTCCTTGACTCTTGGAGTGGCGGCTTGTACGTCAAGTGCAAGTTGCTTGTTTACCTGGGCCGCAACAGTCATAGCTTCTATTGCACTGGTAGCGGTTCCAAAGCTCCCCGCGGCTTTGTCTGCATTATAAGCATTTTGAGCCATTGCATCGGAGACTCCTGATTGTGCAAGGAAAGCTAATTGTGCCGCAACCGTGAGGTTGTTTTCTTTTCTAATAAGTTCTTCATATTTAGTTCCAACAACTCCAAGATCTTCTATAAATTGTTTTCTAAACCTTTCGTCCATCCAAAAACCTTCCTGCAGGGAAGTACTTGTTTTTAGGTCCTCTACAAACTTACTAAACCCTGCAGGGTTAACTGCACTGATGTTTCCAAGCATGTTACTTAATTGATCCGCGGCCCCCTTTACGGCTGTGTCACCCATTCTACTAACTTCTAATGCTAGTTGTCCAGAAGCAGACCTGATTGCATCATCTCTTTGAGTATTATAACTTGTAGCATCTTGAGGTGCCCCAAGAGCTTTTAGAACAGTATCCAGTAAGCTGTCGTCTTCTTCTGCTCTAGGTTTATCTGCATTTTTTACTCCATTAACTTTAAATTGGTCCATGGCATTGTTATATTTATCTGTTCCAATAGCCCCTGCAAGTGCTCTATCGAATGCTGATTGAATAAGTTTTTTTCTACCTTCTGGTCCCTTAAGATTTAATTCATCAATTTCAGCATTAACAACAACTTTATATTTACCTTGACCAGCTTCATCTAGGACAACTTGGATAGCGTCCTTTGCTTTTTGTGGGTCTAGGCCTTGCAGAACAAGCGAGGAGTACATTGATGTTAGTTTAGCAGTAATGCTTCTTTCTGGATCAGCTTCATTTTTAAGATCTTCAATAAGTTTTTTGATCGGGCTTTTGCTATCCATTGCATCAATAGCTTTTTTAAGTTCTTCATACCTTTTTCTAGCTTCATCAATATTTTCAGAAAGTCCAGAAAGATTTGCTTTCATTCCATTAAGTTTTTGATTAAACAATGTGGCCATATCGCTAGATACAGTCATGAATGATTGGGTTGTTTTAGCAGCATCTTGAGTACGCCTATTTACATACCAGACTGTAGCGCCTAAACCTGCCACTATTGCTATTACGGCCCCGATTGGTCCTAGAAGAGCTAACATTCCTGCTCTAACTGTTGATGAGAATGCAGCCATAGCTTTACCAGTTGCTCCAGTAACTCCACCAAGCTTGGTCATTTTAGTAATTCCCTCGCCCAATCTTTTCATACTTTCTGCTGGGATCATTTGCCCAACCATCATTGTTGTTACTCCAAAGCTCATGGCCCCTGTAGCCAGGTTTGCTAAAGCCCCCTGCTTTGGACCTACAAGCGACGCAACTGAACCAGCCGCCATGGCTCCCATTCCTACTTTAGTCATGGACGGCAGACGTCTACCTGCTTTTTTACCTGGTTCTTTTTCCCCGTCGGGATCTAACAAAACTGTATCTCCACCTCCATCAACATCTACATCTCCAGTAGTAGTTAATCCAGGGGAATTAGGATTACTCATCCTGTACTGTTCAGTTTCAATTATAGTTTCTGTCGTAAGTCCTGCCAGGGCAGTAATTTCAGTCCTTATAGCTGTAACTAAAAGTGCTTCGGCCTCAGCAACTGCAACTTTAGCTGCTGCTACAGCCTTAGTGCTTGAAGAACCTTGTGCGGATAGTTTTGCAGATGCATCGAGCGCCTTGGTATAATTGAGTTCTGCAAGTTCCCTTTGACCAGTTAACTTTGCAAGTTTTCCTGCGGCAATAATCTGGGCTTCACTTAGATCTGCTCCCGCGGCTTGCTGAGTAGATAATGATGCAGTAAGTTGATTAAGTTTGTTTGCATGAGCAATTTTTGCATCGGTTAAAGCTTTTGATGCTGCAGTATCTTGTGGTGTATATACTGATGATGGGCCTAAATGGCCTATACCGCTAGATGCTACGCCACCTCCATAAAGTGGAGTTCTAATATCATATCCGGCGGCCGCTGCCCTTCTTTGTAATCCCTGTTCAAGCCTAACTAATGATTTATTAAACTCATCCGTTTCATATTTAGCTAATCTATATTTATATTCTGAAGAACTCTTAGCAAGCCTCCTGTACAATGGATCAGCTGCTTTACCAGCTTGAGTCTCTGCATCTAACTCTGCCTGCAATTTACGCGCTGCTCTTTTTTTAGTACTTTCCTGAACCTTTTTTATAAATGCTTGATCATCTTCTCCACCAATACCGAGATCTTGCATTTTTTTCTGTCTTGCAGCTGGACTAAGTTCTTGAAGTTCTTTTCTCATAACCTCAGCTTGTTCAGGATTTTCAGCAAGGTATCTAGTTTGTCCAAACATAGTGGCTTGTGTTTTCCTTACTTCACTGGCTTTATACGAACTAGCTTCAAAAAGTTTTTGCCTATAGGTTTCTGTTACAGTTGCAAGATTTTTTTCAGCTTCAGCTAGTCTAGCAGCTGCCTCCGTTCCAGCCCTTCTTGCACCAGTTGCCTTCCTGGCGTCGTCATATTCGCGTTGTGCGGCTTTAACTTGATCTCTAGCTCTATCAGCTGCAATTTTTCTATTTTCTTCACTAGGAGCACTTTCTCTCAAACTTGTAGAAAATCCAAACCTTGGATCAGCTTCTGACATCTGAAGTTGCATTTGATTTTTCCAACTTGGAGATGGCATTAAACCTAAACCACTTAGAGGTCTATTATTCCAAAACGGGTCAGTCTTACTAAGTAGGTGAGATCTATTGTATGCGTCACGGTCTTTAAATTTATTGCCATCTGACGAAAGAATATCGGGGTCAGCTGCTGAAAGTAAATATCTTCCAGCGACCGCACCGGCAGCCATGCGCTTATATGACTGAGTTAATTGTTCTCCGGTTGGGGCACCTGCACTACCTGGTTCCTGCGCTACCTGAGTAGATGACCCCACCGAAATGGCGGAAGGAATTGCTACCCTTCCAGAAGCATCTCTACCTGCTGGTGATTGTGAAGCACTTGCTGTAGCTGCTGAAGCAGCAGTAGCATTATCAGCCAGCTCCTTAAACTGAAGAGCCAGGTTTGCAACAGCATTTTTAAAGGTATTAGTTGCTGTTACTTGATCATAAAAAGTTTTAGTTAGTTGGTCTCCCGCCAATTTAGCTGCCTGCTCTTCGGCAGTAACATATTTAAAAGCTGAAAGGCCACCTTTCTTAAACGCAGAAAGAAGAACTCCAGCTTTAACAAGATAACCGAAGAAGTTAGCAAACACACCGACAAGCATAATGACTGGTCCAACAATTGCAACTAGAGTAGTAAGGCCTAAAATAAATTGTTTAAATCCGGAAGGAAGGTTGTTGAATTTTTCAAGCATAGTTCCAAGAGCGCCAAATATTTTAGTTCCAAGCTTAAGAAACTCTTCACCAATTGGTAAAAGATTGGATTTTAAGTTTTCAGCTGCTCTCTTAAATTGTCCAGAAACAGAGTTTGCAGCTCTTGCAAGTTCTTGCTCTGTTAATGCTGCTAGGTCTGCTGCTGATTTTCCCGCGAGTTCCATCACCTGCACAGATTGACTACCCGCTTGATTCAAATTATTGAACAAAGCTGTAATTCTACCAACCTGCATTTTACCAAAAAGTTTTTCAAGCACACGCTGCCTTGAAAGGTCGTCGAGCGCATTTAACCTTCCCTGGAACTCATTAAGAGTCGGCATAAGTTTTCCTGCATTTTTATCAACAATTTCAGTAAGGTCAATTCCAAAAGTTTTCATGTATTTTGAAACTTCTTTGGTTGGGTTGATAAGAGCAGAAAGAGATGATTTGATTGCGTTAGCGGCTTCTCCGGCGGGGATTCCACCCTCCTTCATTGCTACAAGCATCGTTGCTAGATCTTTTACGTCACCCCCAAGTCCTCTAACAACTGGACCGGCTTTAGGAATTGCAGTAGTAAGGTCATCGATGCTTGCGCTTGTTTGGTTTTCAACAGCATTCAAAAAGTTAATATCTTTAGTTAATTGTTTTGTATCAGATCTGAAAACACTTTGAAGAGACAAGGTTGTTTTCATGGCTTGCTGTCTATCAATTTCTCCCAGCGTGGCAAGGATACTTGTTTGTTTAATGGCCCCAATAAGTTTTTCTCCCTCAAGGCCTGTGGCTGCTAGATCAGCAGCTAGTCCCGCTGTTTGTGCCGCAGGTATTCCCAAGGCCTTTGAAAGCTCTGTAGAAAGTTCTTTAACCTGGCTTTTAATTGAATCAAGGGCCTGTGTTCCAGAAGAAGTAATGGACGCACCATAAACACGAGAAAGTCTAGTAAGTTCTTTGTCAAAGTCCATGAAAGTTTTTGCAGCGGTTGTTCCAAATATGGAGAGCGGTATAGAGAGACCGACCATGAGTTGTCTACCAGCCCACT